ATTTTAATGTCAAAATTTTCAGAATCAGAGTGGAACGCATTTTACGAAAGCGTGATCGAACCGATCGCCCTTCAATTATCACTTGAATTCACATTCAAATTACTGACGGAGAGGGAAAGAGGATTCGGAAACAAAATCATATTTTCTTCAAATCGTTTACAGTATGCGACATTGCAGACACGATCAACAATCGGATCGGTTCTGTATGACCGAGGAATTATCACAATCAACGAATTCCGGGAACTTCTCTACTATGAGCCGATCGAAGACGGCGACGTGAGAATGGTATCACTGAACTACGTGAAAGCGGACGATCAATCACTGTACCAGACGGGGCAGCAGGACGGAAGCGGCGGCAATGGACCGCCGGAAGGCGACGGACAGCAGCAGGCGGCGAAAGTACCGCTTGAAATGCTCATGAACGCTATCTATGTACAAGCAAAACTGAAAGGGGGCAGACAATGGCGGACGTATTAAAAGGGCTTGAAATCAAAAACATGACCGACGTTTCCGCAGATCTCTACTTTTACGGCGATATCGTGTCGGACTGGTGGGGAGCATGGCAGAACGAAGATCAGTACCCGGATGCAATCAAGAATTTTCTTTCACAGGCAGAAGGAAAAGACTTGAATGTATATGTTAATTCCGGCGGCGGATCAGTGTTCGCAGGAATGGCGATCTACAACATGATTAAACGCCACGGAGAAAAAAACAAAGTGAAAGTATACGTGGACGGCTTGGCCGGTTCGATTGCATCTGTAATCGCATTTGCGGGAACAGAGCCGCCGGAAATTCCGTCGAATGCATTCTTGATGATTCACAAGCCATGGGGCGCAATTTCCGGGAACGCGGACGAGATGCGAAAAATGGCGGACGATCTGGATAAAATACAGGCCGGAATCATGAACGTATACGAAGATCATCTGGCGGAAGGCGTCACGATCGATCAGGTGGAAGCACTGGTAGACGCGGAAACATGGTTGGACGGAAAGGAAGCGGCGAAGTATTTCAATATCGCGCAGACAGACGCGGCCGATTATGTGGCAGCAGTCGGCGACTATTTGAGCCACGCCGGAAATTTGCCGGAAAAATTCAAATCACACCAGAAACAGCCGGAACAGACACCGAAGGGGCCTACACCGGAAGAACAGGCGAAAGCGGCAGCAGACGCCGAAAAAAGAAACCAGATCAAAAGATTATGTATCGAGGGAATGACGAAAGGAGAATAAAGCGAATATGAAGCATGAAGAACTTGTGAACATGAACATGAAAGACCTGAAAGCAAGACTGAAAGAGATCGGCACACAGGCACAGACAGCAGAAGGCGAAGCACTGGACGCCCTGACAACCGAAGCTGAAGACGTTAACGGCATTTTACAGGACATTCAGAACCGCGCAAATATCGCGGGACTGGCAGCGCAGGCGGGCGACGATCACGACGGTTTACCGGGAGAGAAAGGCGACGACGTGAAAAACAAAAAGCGCGAAGAAAGAGGACGGGGACTGAAAGACGGGAAGACAGTAAAGTTCAACGCAAAAACAGCGTTCAAGTCTGTAAAAAATGCGCTTTCAGTTACCCAGACAGTTACACCAAAACACACTGCAAGCGACATCAAAGAGACGTTCAACGACGTTTCCTCACTGGTGGATCGCGTCAGAACAATTCCGTTAAGTGGCGGCGAAACATATCAGAGAGCATATGTAAAAAGCTACGGCGACGGAGCGGGAGAAACGGCCGAAGGCGGCGATTACAACACAACCGAACCGGTATTTGGTTATGTGAGCATCGAAAAGCAGAAGATCACAGCGTACACCGAAGAACCGGAAGAAATGATTAAACTTCCAAACGCAGACTACGACGGAGTAGTAGAAGAATCTGTCACACGTGCAATCAGAAAGTACATGAACAGACAGATCATGATCGGCGCAGGAACAAGCGGAAAATTTAAAGGAATTTTCTTCAATCCGGCCGAGAAATCCGAACAGGTTATTGATCCGGCGACTGACCTTTCCATGAAAACGATTGACGACGGAACACTGGACGAAATTATCTACAGTTACGGCGGCGAAGAGGAAGTGGAAGACGTTGCGGTTCTGATCCTGAACAAAAAGGATCTGAAAGCATTTGCAAAACTGAAAGACAAACAGGGACGCAAATTCTACACAATCGTAAACCATGGAAACACCGGAACGATTGACGGCGTACCATACGTTATCAATTCCGCTTGTAAAGCTGTGACAGACGCACAGAAGGCGACCGCCGAATATTGCATGGCATACGGACCATTAAGCAACTACGAAATGGCGATTTTTTCCGATATCGACGCGAGAAAATCCACTGAATACAAATTCAAACAGGGACAGATCGCATACAGAGCGGACATTTTCGCGGGCGGTGCGGTTGCCGCATATAACGGATTTATCCGCGTGAAACGACCGGAAACAGGAAAATAAGAAGCAGGAAGGACGGCTAAACAATGACATACAACGAACTTGTGGACGCAGCAAAATTGCGCGTCCGAAAACTTTCAAATGATGCATTAGACGAAGACGTGAAAACCCACGTCGATTTCGTACTGGCAGACCTGAAAAGAATCGGGGTAAACGAAGAAAAGTATCTGAAAGCCCCGGAAGATCCGTTAATCATTGGGGCCGTCCTTGCGTATGTCAAAGCATATTACGGAATGGACGCATACCACGACAAATGGTTAGCAGCCTACGATATGCATTTAACCAGAATTAAAGGGGGCGACTACAAATAGACGCATATATCACACTGGTTGAACCGGGCGAAACCAAAGAAGAAGACGTCAAAAACGGCGTGATCGCAACCGTTGAACCGATCGGGCGTGATGAATTTGTGGCAGCAGGACAAAAGGGCATGAAAGCCCGCCATAAGTTCAACGTATGGGGCAATGAGTACAACGACGAACAGGAAGTTGAATACAACGGTCGCCGCCTGACGATATACCGAAGTTACGGCCCGAAGGACGACGGAAAGATCGAACTGTACGCCGGAGAAAGGGCGGGCAATGTATGAAAGTAAAGATCGACATTGACGGGCTTTCCGACGCGGTACAAGAAGAACTGAAAAACTGGCAAGAAGACACGTGCAACCCGGTTCTAAACGAAGCATACAAAGCGGGAGCAGAAGAAGGGAAGAAAGTTCTTTTGCAGGGCGGACCGTACAAGGAGCGCACCGGGAAGTATACGAAGGACTGGGACGTAACACAAAGAGACAGCAGAGCCGGAAGGATAACCGGGACAGAAAGTTATTCAGTACACAACAAAAAACATTATCAATTAACACACCTTTTACAAAACGGACACGCAAGCAGAAACGGCGGGCGTGTCAAAGCCTATCCGCACATAGACAGCGCGGAAGAAAAGGCAGAAAAGGCAGCAACAGACTATATCGAGGATAAGTTAGGGGGATAACATGCCGACGATTGAAGGAATCATCAAAAGAGCAACGGCGATCGGGCTTCCGATCACGAAGAACGCATGGAAGAAGACGGCGAAAAAGCCGGTCCCAGATCCGCCGTATATAGTCTATCTAGTTAGCGAGGACCAGAGGGGCGACGATAACAAGAACACAATCCGGGAAATTGACGGATCAATAGAACTGTACACAGACAGAACGCCGGACGAATCACTGGAAGGACGGATCGAAGAAGAAGTTCTTTCTGATCTGCCGTTCAGAAAATATCAGACGGAGATCACTTCCGAAAACATGGTTCAGACGGCGTATGAATTCAATATCACGCAGAAGAAAGGCAGGAAATAGAAATGGCAGAGACAGAAAGAATCATTCTGGGATCTGGAAACGTCCATATGAAATTATTCGACGGAAATCTGCCGTCGGTTGATGAAATTTGCACAGACGAAAATCAGATTTCATACATTCAGGGCGGCGCGACCATTGAGTACAAGCCGAGCTATTACACGGCAAAGGACGACACAAGAAAGATCCAGAAAACCGTTATCACAGACGAAGAAGCCACAATGAAAAGCGGCTTAATGACATTTTGCGGAAACACGCTTGAAAAGATTTGCGATACCGCCCGCGTAAGCTATGCGGAAAAGACTTCAACCAAAAAGAAAAGAAGAATCGTAAAGGTCGGCGGCGGAAACAATCAGGGCAGAAAGAAATATGTAATTTGTTTCCACCACGAAGATCCGGTGGATGGCGATATCTGGGTAATGATTGTCGGAAACAATCAGGCCGGTTTTTCCCTTGCGTTCGCAAACGACAAAGAAACAGTCGTGGACGCGGAATTCACGGCATTACCGCAGGACAAAGAAGGAACACTGATTCACTACGAAGAAGAAGTTCTGGAAGATACACAGAGTTT